GCCGTCTCTACAAGCGCAAGGGGCGTCGATGAGCTTCTTTCTCGTCCCGATCATTGGCACGGGCACACACAGCGATCCCCTGCGTCCGAAATACGTAGCCGATATGGGAATACCCAACGTTTCGTTTGTGAAGTTCGGTGCTTCGGCGATTACCTACGCAAATGCCACTCCGGCCGATGAGGCCACCATTGGTGCGAACGCGGATGCGGTAGTCGTGCCGCCTTTGGATAACACAATCGGTTCTGGCGCTCTTTCCACGGTTCAGGCTGAGATAGAAGCCCTCAACATGCCGGCCGGATGGGTTTCCGTTGGGATGACCTATCGTTCGGTCTTGCGTGTCCTCGTCGGAATGGCGCAGCTCATTCAGCGCGTGACCGGCATTCTAGGATCAGCGCCGGTGATCGCGGGTCATCTCAACGACACGATAGGCTCGTTCTCGGTTGCGATCCGAAATGCCATTGCGCAAGCCTGTGATGACCTCGGCATCAATCGCACGAACATCACCGGTTCAACAACGCTGCGCGCGGCCCTGCTGGACTTCGGTCAGCAATTCATCGCGGGACGCACGATCACTCTTGGCGATTTGTGAGCACCCTTGCAACCGACGACTTCAATCGCGCCAACAACGCCAATCTCGGGGCGAACTGGGTCGTCAACACGGGCAATTGGGGGATCACTTCCAACGCCGCGCAGGCCTCGACAGACGATTCCCACGCGAGTTACGACGGCGGAATCATTTGGCCGAACAATCAATGGTCGCAAGCGACCCTCAAGGCGACCGTCGGCCCGGATGAGCATTCCGGCACCGCGGTCACCGCGCGCAGTCAGGGCAGCGGAGTTAACAGCGGCTATGAGCTTTGGGTCGGCTCGGGTGGTGTCGGAATCGTCGTCGTCAGCGGCGGCTCTTACACGTACATCTCGACATCGACGCTCACAGGATTTGCAGCGAACGACGTCCTGTATCTCGAAGCGCAGTCGACAACTCTGCTTGCCAAAAAGAATGGCGCGACGATCAGTGCGCTCACTGTTACCGATTCGACCTTCGCGAGCGGTAAACCGGGAATCGCAGGAGGTCAGAGCGGCACGCCATTCAGCGTCGATGACTGGTCGGGTGGAGATTTCGCCGCTGCCGACACGCTCATGGGTCAAGTACTGACATGAGAACGATCGCAAGCACCGAAGGCGAGTATCTCATCGACAATCGCGGCACGCCGGGGCTCGCCCCCGAGCTCGTGGTGGCGCAAGGCCTGCCCGCGAAAGCGGGCCAAGGTCTGTACGAAGAAGCCTGCTACACCTGCTCGCACTGCCAGACGGTCGTTGTGAAGAACCGAGAGAGGACTCGTCCTCGAGGTTTCTGCAAGAAGTGCAATCACGTCCTCTGTGATCCCTGCGATCAGAAGTATCTCGCGTCTGGCCATCAGTGCATTCCATTCAACGCATTCGCTGAGGAAGTGATGAACGCGGCGGCGAAGGGCGTGGCAGATCCAGTAGCCGCGGCTGAATTTCATTTCAACTCTCGAATCACGCGGTAGGAGATTTCCATGGCTCTGTATTCGTTCTCGTCCCAGTCCGTCACGCTGACCGCTGTCGCGGACGCGGCGAACATGACGGACAACGGCTACCTCGGCTTCCTCCAGGGTGGCAGCTCCACCATGCGCCTCGCCATCAACGAGGTCATGTCGGGCGGTGAGTCCACTTCGTCCGCGACGGCCATTCTCGATTTCGGCCGCGATTCGACGGTTGCCGCGACGGGCATCTCGGGCGGCTTCAATGCGGCGCTCGATGGTTCGGCGGTCGCTCCCGGCACACTCGCCACCTTCGGTCGCGTCTCCACGACGAAGCCGCAGCGCTCATCGACACTCGGCCATCTCCTGCATCACAGCTATAACGCCTTCGGCGGCCTTGCGCGCTGGCAGGCGCGGCCCGGTGAGGAGATCACGGTTGTCGGCAACACGGCTTCACTCGGTGAAGTCTCGTACTCCGGCAACACAGGCGCCTCGGGCATCGTGAGCGGCCACATCCTGTACGAGCTGAAGTAAGGCCACATGATTGGCTACGGTTCTTCGGCCGCCGCTCGTATTCCGGCCGCAGGTTCGGCCGTGGGTCGCTGCGGTCGATCCGATCGTTCGGCCGCTGACGCTCGGGATCAACCCGAACGCGCAGGTCCAGCAGCTTTCCGCGTCGGCGCCGCTGCGCGCGCCGCGGCTCTCGCTCGATTCCTATCCGAACCTTCTGCAGACGACGCTGGCGCAGGCGCCTTCTCTTGCGCTGCCGTTGCTCGCTCGCCAGCAGAACGAATCGGCGCCGATTGGTCGCTATCGAGTTCAGCTCGATGGCTACCCGAATCTCGTGCAGACGACGTTCTCGGGGCTCACGACGTTTACGGCGCCGCTCTCGTCCGAAGTGCTCGACGATTCCGCGCCCTTCGCGCGCGGACGCGTCCAGATCGATGGCTATCCGAATCTCTCGATCACGACGCTCGTTCCGGGAACGATTCCGCTGCCTCTGTCGGCCATCCAATGGTCGGACTCGGCGCCTCCGACGCGGGGCCGAGTTCAAGTCGATGTGTTGCCGAATCTCTCGGCGACGACGCTTGCGCCCGTCACGATTCCACTGCCGCTCGCCGCTCTGCGTTGGGATTGGCCGGCTCCAATTCCGCCCAAGCGGGTGCAGATCGATCAGCCGATGCAGCGGCCGGCGTGGCTCGATCCGGTCCCACGAATCGCGCAATGGAGCGAGAGTGCGCCACCCGCGAAGTATCGACCGCAGGTCGATGTCTATCCGAACATTACCGTTCTCGGCATCAATCCGAATGCCCGGCCGCTGCAATGGACCGACTCGGCGCCGCCCGGGAAGAAGCTTCTCTGCGTCGACTTCTATCCGAATCTCACCGCGTCCACACTCGCAACGTTTGTCACTGTTCCGAATGTAGTCGGGGAGACGCAGGCTCAGGCCACCACCGATTTAAATGCCCTCGGCTTCACAGTCAGCATTCTGACTGGGTACAGCGACTCAGTGCCCACTGGCGTGGTGATCAGTCAACTGCCAAGCGCGGGCGCTCAAGCCGGCTCGGGCAGCATCGTTGCGATCACGATTTCGCTCGGGCCGGCGCCTGTTACGGATCAGCAATTCACGGGCGGATTCATCGTTGCATTCGAGCGCGAACTACAGCGCCGAGCTCGCAAGAAACGCGAACAGGAAGAACTCGAAGCCCATACCGAACAAATCACGCAGGAGGTCGATCGTGAGATCGCTCGGCTCGAGCGCGCCGAGGAGGCTGCTCAGTCAGACGCCGAGGACATGGAGCGGCTCAGGCGCATCGTGCGCGAGTTCGCCGCGACGCGTACGGAGCTTTCGGAGCGAGCACAGAAAGCCTACGTGCGGGCCTTGGCGCAAGAGAACTTCTCCGCTCTCCAGGCCTTGGAGCGCGAAATACAGCGGATGTTCGAAGAAGAGGAGGCAGCCATCATGCTGCTTCTGAATGAGGACTGATCATGGCCGCTGATCAAATCGTGTTTTCGGCCAATACCCGCAAGATCACGGAGCGATCCTCGTATACGGTGACGGCACGCTTCCGCAATCGTTCAAGCGTGGCCGATGTCACGCCGACGAATGTCCGCTATCGCCTGGACAGTCGAGATGGCGCAGCTCAGATCGCGGATTGGACCAGTGCTACTGCGAGCACTTCCGTGCCGATTGTGATCACGTCCGCCCAGAACGCCATGCTGAATGACACCCGTTCGTTCGAACGCCACGTGCTGACTGTGGCGTCCGACTACGGCCTCTCAACTCAGTACATCGACACCTTTGACTTCGAGGTTCGAAACCTTCAGGGGCTTCCATGAGCGAACTGACTGCTGCCAAGCGAAAGAAGCTCAAGACCTCAAGCTTCGCATTACCCGGCCGTCGCTATCCAATCGAGGACCGATCGCACGCTCAGAACGCACTCGCGCGCGTGAGCCAATTCGGTACGTCCTCCGAGAAGGCGATGGTGCGCCGGAAAGTGCGCTCGAAGTATCCGAGCATGGGCAAGTGACTCAGAAACTTGCATTGAATCAACGGTGAATCAGTGGGCGCGCCCGTCGGCAATCAAAACGCAGCGAAAGCCAAGATTTGGACGGCTGCGATCAATCGCGCGCTGGAGCGGCGAAAGCCCGCAGATGAGCGGATCAAGGCGATTGACGAACTCGCTGACAAGCTCCTGGAGCAATGTGCGGCAGGCGATCTTGCGGCGTTGAAGGAATTGGGCGATCGACTGGAGGGCAAAGTCCCGCAAGGAATCATTGGAGGCGGTGAAGACGATCCGCCAATTACTGTGAAGGAAATCTTGATTCGAGGCATCGATGCAGCTCGTGATCGATCTGCCGAAGAAAGCCCGTGATGCACTCTTGCCGCCGGCGCGGTTCAAGGTGCTCTACGGTGGCCGCGACTCGGCGAAGTCGTGGTCTATTGCGCGCATGCTGCTTGTTCGCGGAAGGGCTAAAGCTGAACGCATTCTGTGTACTCGGGAAGTTCAAAAGTCGATTGCCGAGTCCGTTCATCAGCTTTTGAAGGATCAGATCACGGCTCTCGGCATGAACGACTTCTACGACGTGCAGCAGAACTACATTCGCGGCCAGAACGGCACGCAGATCAGCTTCCATGGCCTTTCGGGACAGACCGCAACCTCAATCAAATCGTTCGAAGGCACTACCCTCTGTTGGGTCGAGGAAGCGCAGACAATCAGCAAGCGCTCGTGGGATTTGCTCGAGCCGACGATCCGTGCGCCCAATTCCGAAATCTGGGTGAGCTTCAATCCGGATATGGATACGGACGAGACCTTCCGTCGTTTCGTCACGAATCCGCCCCCTGACAGCATCGTCGTCAAGATGAACTGGCAGGACAATCCTTGGCGCTCAACTGTTCTGGACGCTGCGCGCGAGAAGATGCGCAACGAAGACCCGGACAACTACGCGCACATCTACGAGGGAATGTGCCGCCCGGCGGTTGAGGGGGCGATCTATTACAAGGAAGTCAGCAAGCTTCGCGCAGAAGGTCGTCTCTGCAACGTTCCATACGATCCCATGCTCAAGGTCCACGTCGTCGTGGATCTGGGCTACAACGACTTCATGGCGCTATTGCTAGTGCAGCGTCTGGCCAGCGAGATCCGCGTCATTCGCTACATCGAAGATCGGATGCGCTACATCCCGAGCTATCACCAGGAATTGGCCGATTTGAAGCTGAATTACGGCAAGCTTTATCTGCCGCACGACGGTCGCGCAAAGCACGTCACAGGCGCGTCCGCCGAAGAACAGTTCACCTCGCTCGGCTGGAAGGTTGAGATCGTCGAGGACATCGGCCTCGAACAGGGCATTCGTAAGACACGCGAAATGTTCCCGCGCTTCTACATCGACAAGACTCATGCCGCCGAGCTCGTGAATCGTCTCGGTCGCTATCGCCGACGCGTGAACGCAGAAGGCCAAGCCTCAACTCCACTGCACGACGACTCGTCGAACGGCGCTGACGGAACGCGTTACCTCGCAATTGTCGCGGATCAATTGAGCAACGATGCCGCCGAGAAGGTCGTTGACCCCTACGCCGGCTTCCGGAGAGCCCATGGCTAGAGTACAGGCCGGCGACAAAGAGTTGCTGAAGCGCATTCGCGAGCGCTATCGCATCATGGTCGACGCGGATCGCGAGAACCGCAACGCGGCTCTTGAGGACATGCGCTTCTTGCACGAGCCCGGAATGCAGTGGGATGAACTCGTGAAGAAGGAGCGCGGGACGCGGCCGTGCTACGAGTTCAACAAGACGAAGATCAAGGTGAAGCGCATCGTGAATGAGATGCGCGCGAATCGTCCGGCTGGCAAGGTGCGAGCCGTGGAGGACACGGACAAGGAAACGGCCGACGTCTACGAGGGTCTCTGTCGCAACATCGCCAACGTATCCGACGCGGATACCGTGTTCGATTACGCCGGCGAATATCAAGTCGGCGGTGGCATGGGCGCATGGCGCGTCACGACCGAATACGCGCGTGATGACGCCTTCGAGCAGGATATTTGCATTCGGCCGATCAAGAATCCGTTCTGTCTCTATGCCGATCCCGCGGCCTCAGATCCTCTCAAGCGTGATGCTGAGGACTGGATTTTGACGGACATGATCTCGAAATCCGCATTCGAGGCGAAGTACGGGAAAAAGGCGCGACAGGTCAGTTTCGAGGTCGATGAATTCGACGACAACGCCGAATGGGTCGATGAAACGCAAGTCAGAATCTGCGAGTACTGGTACAAAGAGACTTATGAGAAGCGCCTCGTGCTCGTACGTGCGCCGGATGGCACCGCGCGGACCCTCGATGCGACCGATCCTGAAGTCGCAAAGACGTTAAGGCCCGAGGACATCATTCGCGAGCGCACGGCGATGTGCGACAAAATCATGATGTGCATTGCCTCCGGCGATGCGATCCTCGAAGGTCCGACCGAGCAAGCTGGCCGCAATCACCGCTTCGTCATGATCTATGGCGAGTGGGTCGTGGTGAAGGGCAAAGTCGTCTGGTGTGGCCTCACGCGGAATGCCAAAGATGCGCAGCGCTCATACAACGTCTCGCGTACAGCGGTGACGGAGAAGATCGCGACGGCTCCGAATTCTCATTTCTGGGCCACGCACGAGCAGGCCAAAGGCAACACCGAAAAGTGGGCTGAGGCTCACAAGCAGAACATGCCCTTCATGCTCTACAACGGTGATCCAAAGGCGCCGGGACCGCCTATACGCATGGCCGAAACGGATGTGCCGATCGCGCTAATCCAGGAAATGCAGATCGCGGATCAGGAGTTGAAGGACGTCACGGGCGTCTATGACGCCGCGCTCGGTGAGCGCAGCAATGAGAAATCCGGTGTTGCGATCAGTCGCCGTGAGCAGCAAACGCAGCTCGTGAACTTCAACTACAGCGACAATATGAGCAAGGGCGTTAAGCGCACGTGGGAAATCATCGTTGATTTGATCCCCGAGATTTACGACACCGAGCGCATGATTCGTGTTTTGGGTGCCGATGGCGCCGAAGACTACGTCAAGGTCAACACCATCGATCCGGCGACGGGCCAGTTGATGAACGATCTGACACGCGGGAAATATGACGTAACAGTCACGGTCGGGCCATCATTCGCCACGCAGCGCCAGGAAGCCTCCGAAACCTATAGCCAGCTCGTGCAATCGTTCCCGCAGGTGATGGCTGTGGCGGGCGATCTCATCTTCAAATCGATGGATTTGCCCTATTCGGACGATCTCGCCGAGCGCATGCAGACACTGCTACCGCCTCCGGTCCAAGACCTCATCAAGAAAGGGAAGAACGTGCCGCCCGAGGTCGCCATGGCGATGGCCCAAGTGAATCAGGCTATGCAGATGGTGCAGCAGCAAGGGCAACTGGTTCAGCAAGCGGCGGCCGAAGCGGAGAAAGTACAGACGCAGGCCAAGAGCCAAATGGCGGATCTAGATGTCAAACGCGCGCAGTTCGACGCAGACGTCGCGAAGTCCCTCGGCAACATCGCCATGCAGGAAGCGGCGCTTGCCACTCAGCAAGCCGGCTTCGTAATGAAGCAAGCGCAGGCGACGGTCGATCAGGGCGAGCAGCAGACGAGCCAAATGCAAACTGCGCTGTCATCAGACGTCCAAAACGCCATTACGGGCATTCAGCAGTTGGCCGCGGAATATCTTGAGCAGGCTACGCAGACGATTTTGCAGATGCCCCCGAAAGTCGTCGTGGCTCCTGCCGAGAAGCCCCGCGCTCGCGTGATTCGCATCGAGCGACAGAATGGTGCGATGGTGCCGATTTACGAGGATGGCCAAACGGCCGGTCGCGTGAAGCAGATCGTTCGCCAGAATGGCGCGCTCGTGCCTCAATACGATGACGGTTCGATTGATTCGCAAATGACGCAATAGTAGAGTTCAAGTGTACCCGTCGCACGGGGCGAGACTCGCTTATTAGCGCAGAATCCCCGGCTGCAACGAATGCTGCGGACCCATCTCCGGCGGATGCTCAGGAGACAGAGACACAGCAGGGTGCGGAATCAGCCCCCGCCGCCAGTGATGCAGGCGAGACGAAGAAACCCGACGCAAAGCCGTCAGACGGTTTCACCAAGCGCATCGATGAGCTGACCCGGAGCTACCGTGAGGCCGAACGCCGCGAGGCGGATGCTGCCCGAGACCGCGACTACTGGCGCGATCTGGCGCAACGTTCGCAGCAGACGCCTCCGAGGCCCTCGGAGCCAGTTCCGACCCAGCGAAAGACGCTCGCGGACTTCGCCTACGATGAGGGGAAGTACTCCGACTATCTTTTCGGTGAGGCGCAACGCCATGCCGCAGAGACGGTTCGAAGCGAACTGACCCGCGCGCAGGAACGTGAATATGCCGAGTCCCGTCAGGCCGAATACGCCGATCGAGAATCGGAATTCGCAAAGAACGTAGACGACTACTACGAAGTCACGCGCTCGCCCTCTCTTCGCATCACCGAGCCCATGCTCGAAGTGCTGGAAGAAAGCGAACGTGGCCCTGAGATCGCCTATCACCTGGGACAGAACCCGCGACTGGCGCGTGAGATTGCGCGCTTGTCGCCGCTTCAAGCCGCCCGCGAATTGGGCCGCATTGAGGCGAAGCTCGCCGAGAGGCCGAAAGCTCCCGCCGTCAGCAAGGCACCGCCTCCAGCCCCAACGCTTGCCGCTACCGAACCCGCGGTCGAGAAGGACCCGGAAAAGATGAGCGACAAGGAATGGCTCGAATGGCGGAACAAACAACTGAGGCGCGCCAACAAATAGCGCGCTCCACGCGGAGCTGATTCGATGGCCAATTCAATCTTGACGCCGCTCATGATCACGCGGGAAGCCCTGCGTATTCTGCACGGCAACCTCACTGCAATCGGTTCGGTGAACCGTCAGTACGACGACCGATTCGCGGTCTCGGGCGCGAAGATCGGGCAGACACTCAACATTCGCATGCCGCCGAAGTACACGGTCCGTACTGGCGCATCCCTCTCGGCTCAGGACTACGTCGAGCGCTCGACTCCGCTGTCGGTGTCCAGCCAAATCGGTATCGACGTGAGCTTCACGACTGTGGATCTCACGATGAACCTAAACGACTTTGGGCAGCAGTTCCTGAAGGCGCCGATGGCGCAGCTCGCGGGCTACCTCGAAGGCTCGTTCACGGCGATGGCGTACAAGTTCATCAACAACTACGCCGGCGCAACCAACGCGACGATGACCTACAAGTCATTCCAGCAGTTGGGCCAACGCATCACCGAGAACCTCGGCCCGACGACCGATCGCACGGCGCATCTGACGCCGGCCGAGCGCGTGTTCTTCTCGGACGCGGTCAAGGGTCTCTTCCAGTCCTCGGACAACATCAAGCAGCAGTACCGCGAAGGCATCATGGGCCGCACGGGCGGCATGGACGTGTACGAGAACACGTACCTCCCGCAGCACACTCGCGGAACCCTCGCGGGCGCATCGCTCACGACCGGTACGGCGCTGGGTGTTTCGACGACCTCGAATTCCTGGGTGTCGCAGACTGACCTGACGGTGGATGGCGCGAACACCGGCACGACGCTGAAAGCCGGCGACATCATCACGATCTCGGGTGTGTACGACGTGCATCCGGAGACGAAGACGAACTTGGGCAAGCTCAAGAATTTCGTCGTCCAGGCGGATGTGACGCTCACCACGCAGGCGAACGGCTACACCGTCACCGTGAAGCCGGGCCTGATCTACGGCTCGGGCAACGCGTATCAGAACTGCGTGCTGTCCGGTGTGGCGAACACCGACAACAACACGGTCACCGCGTTCGGTGTGGCTGGCACGTCCTACGGGCAGGATTTGGCGTGGCATCAGGACGCGTTCGTGTTTGCGACCGCCGACTTGGTGGATGTCAGCCAGTACGGCGCCTGGGGAGCGCGTGCCACGCAGGATGGCATTTCCATGCGTGTCGCCAAGCAATACGCGATCGCGACGGACACGGTGCCGTGTCGCTTTGACATCCTGTGGGGAGCGGGTCCCCTCTATCCCGAGCTCGCCGCGCGGCATTTCTACGACCTCACTTCAACCTGATGGCACTTTGCTGGGGGTCGAAAGACCCCCAGTCTCTTTGGAGGGCGCTTGGCATTTCGAAAACGCGGTTCCGAGATTCACGCCTATATCGCAACCCCCGCATACGATGGGCGTGTTCAGACAGATTTCTGTCTGTCGCTCGCGCAGACGATGCAGGCGTGTGCGCTCTTCGGCATCAATGCAACCGCCGCGTGCATGGGGAACGGCGCCTTCATCGATCTTGCGCGCAACACCTACGCGCAGATATTCCTCGAAGAGACGAAGTGCACGCATCTCTTCTTCATCGACGCGGATCTCGCATTCGAGGCGCGCGCCGTAATCGGACTCCTGCGTTCGGGTCACAAGGTCTGCGCCGGCGCGTATCGGCGGCGTCAGGAACCGGAAGACTATCCGCTGCGCTGGATCGAGAACCCGCAAGTCGGGGGCCTCTGGGTCGAGAACGACTGGCTACTCTGTGATCGCGTGGCGACCGGCTTCATGTGCATCGAGCGCTCAGTGGTCGAGGAGATGGCGAAAGAGGCACCTGTCGTGAGGCTCAAAGATCGCCCACCCGCTCCGAAGCTCTTCTACACGGAGTACCTCGATGACGGTCGCTTCATGGGGGAGGACTATAAGTTCTGCGACAACTACATGAAGAAGTACAACGACCCCATTCGCGTATGGCCGGACTTCGACTTCACGCATGGGGGGTACAAGTGCAACTTCTACAACTACCTCTCGAAGAAGATCGAAGAGAAAGAAGCCGCCGACAAGGCCGCTGAAACGAGTGTCGCTGCATGAACGCTGTGATCAAAGCAGAAGCTGATTTCGTCCCGACTGTGCAGCCCTATCGCGAACTGATGCTTGGCGCGGGCTCATCGCGTGATCGCAAGGTGTTTGCCGAGAAGGCCGGCAAGACGCCGTTCAAATGCTTGACGACGGTCGATGTCGATCCGGTCCACAACCCCGACATCCTGCACGATCTGAACGTTACGCCGTGGCCCATCGAGAGCAACGCCTTCGATGAGGTTCACGCGTACGAAGTGCTCGAGCATCTGGGGCAACAGGGCGATGCCGCATCCTTCTTCGCGCACTTCAGCGAGATTTGGCGCGTTCTGAAGCCGGAGGGAAGGCTCTACGCGTCGACTCCTGCATGGGATTCGCCATGGGCGTGGGGCGATCCGGGGCACAAGCGGCTCATCTGCAAGGAAAGCCTGATTTTCCTCATTCAGGAGAATTACGAGCAGGTCGGCAAGACGCCGATGACGGACTATCGCCACATCTACAAGGCGAACTTCGACATCGAGGCGATCCAAGAATTGCCCGACATGTTCGCCTTCATCTTGCGGGCGAGGAAATGAACGCGTGGCAGACACTCAATTCGCGCTGGCTCGATCAGCCATTTGAGGTCGCGATCGAGACGCAGGCTATCTGCAATGCTCACTGCACGTTTTGCCCATACGACAGCATGGAACGCAAAGGCACGCGGATGTCGGATGAGCTTCTCGACAAGCTCGTGCGCGAGATGTCGACATGGAAGGAGCCCTTTTGGCTCTCGCCATTCAAGGTTTCCGAGCCGCTGATCGACAAGCGCGTGCTGCCGCTCATCGAGCGCGTGAATGCCGAGGTTCCTCACTGCGGCATTCGCATCTTCACGAATGGATCGCCGCTCACGGATGCGGTGATCGAGCGATTGGGCTCGTGTCAGCGCGTTGAGCTCTACGTCAGTCTCAACACGCACATCCCAGAAGAGTACGAAAAGCTCATGGGGCTGAAGTGGGAACGTGTGACAGCACGTCTGGATGCGCTCCACGCTTCGAAATTCCGTCATCCGGTAAAGCTCTTGAAGGTCGGAAAGGACGTGAATCACGTCTTCATCCGCTATTGCGAAGACCGTTGGCCGGGCTTCCGCGTGTCGATCACGAAGCAAGACTCATGGCTCGGATTTACCACTTCGGAAAGCAACGCCATTCCCGATGCGCCCTGCGGCCGCTGGTGGGAGCTCTCCATCATGGCCGACGGAACCGTCGCGCACTGCTGCATGGACTCGGAAGGGAAGTTTCAGGTCGGCGAAGTGCGCGAGCACTCGATGCTCGATGTCTATAACCATCCACGAATTCGCAGGCGGCGCCAGATGCTGATGAGTCGCCAACAAATTCACCCATGCCGCACGTGTAGCTACTAATGAGCATCACCAACACCGATTTAATCGCCGATGCGCTACGCGAGTTGGGCGTCATCTCGGAGATTCAAACGCCATCAGCGGAGCAGGGCGCGCATGCATTGCGCAAGCTCAATCAGATGATGTTCGAATGGGCCGAAAATGGCCTCGATCTGGGCTATTTCGAGCAACAGATTCAGTCCGATACATGCCCGATTCCACAGTACGCGGAAAACGGTGTGACCTGTCAGCTCGCGTTGCGTTTGGCCTCGAACTACGGTCAAACGGTCTCGCAAGAACTCGCGGCCTCTGCGATTGCGGGCTATGAAACGATCTGCCGCTCGCTCATGAATCTGAAGATTCCGGAAGTGGATCTCACCAATCGCCCCCGCGGCCGCAATGGCGTCTGGAACATCCTGACCGACTCATGAGCACGCTCGCGCTACCTGTGCATTCATATCGCCTGCGATCGACGCCGGCGAGCACGGCGCGCCTCGTGAATTGCTTCGCCGAGCAACTTCCGCCGGATGCGAAAACACCGCTGCTTCTCGCGCGTACGCCGGGCGTAACGTTCTGGCAGGACATCGGCTTCGGTCCGATCTCTGGACTCCATGCGGCGCTGAATCAGCTCTTTGTGGTGTCGGGCTCCGCGCTGCATACGGTTGATTCCAATCGCACGTCGACTCAACTGGGAAGTATCGGTACGCCGGGCAATATCGATATGGAGGCGAACACGACTTCAGTCGTCGTTGTCAACGAGCCGAACATGTACTACTGGGACGGTACGACGTTCGGACAGGTCACGGACCCGGACTTCATCGCCATTGGCGGCGCGAACAGTGTCGAGTTCGTCGACAATTTCATCACGTTCACAGTGCCCAATTCCGACGAGTGGGGCTGTTTCGATCTGGGATCTGCGACGTCATTCGATGCGCTGAATTTCGCAAGTGCTGAGGGCGCGCCGGACAATCTCGTCGGGCACAAAGTCGACCATCGTCAAGTGCTCCTTCTCGGCGAGGAGACATGCGAACTGTGGGAGAACGTCGGACAGGCGGGCTTTCCCTTTGCGCGCGTTCCCGGCGGATTCATCGAGCTCGGATGCTTCAACGGCAAGACCGCCGTGAAGCTGGATAACTCGATCTTCTGGGTCGCAAATGACTACACCGTTCGTCGCCTCGATGGATCGACGCCCGTTCGTGTCTCAACGCACGCGGTCGAGCAGTTTTTGACGACTGTGACCATGGCCTCGGGCCGAGCGTACAGCTACACGCAGGACGGCCATCTCTTTTACGTGCTGACCTTCCCGGAAGGGAGTTACGTCTACGACGCGACCACCCGTGAATGGCACGAGCGACAGTCGTACGGCTACGACTATTGGATCATGCACGTCCATGCGCAGGCATTTGGCCTAGAACTCGTCGGCGATGCGACATCGAGCCGTATCGGATACCTCTCCGCGTCTAACTACACGGAGTTCACCGGCACGCAGCGCATGGAATGGACGTATCAGCCGGTATACGCGGAAGGGCGCCGCGCCTTTCATGATCGCCTAGAGATCATCTGCGAGGTTGGCGTTGGACTCACAACCGGCCAGGGCTCAGATCCGCAGGTGATGCTCGATTACTCGGATGATGGCGGTGTGACGTGGCAGTCGATGCCAAACCGATCACTCGGCGCCATCGGTCAGTATCGGCAGAAAGTGACGTGGGATCGCCTAGGAAGCGCTCAGCAGCGCGTGTATCGCGCGGCGGTCTCTGATCCTGTGCGCGTGAATATCACCGATACGCAGCTCACCGTGCGTGGAGGGCGCGTGTAATGCCCGTCACTCCTCCGCGGCTCTTTAGCGTGCGCGCATTCGCCTCGATTCCACAAAGCGTGCGTGAGTGGACGCAGTTCTTCCTTGGGAAGGATGTTTCGCGCCCTGCGGCAACGTTTTTGGAGGGGCTCTACACCGGCACCGGATCGCCGGAAGGGGTCGTCGTGGCGACGCCGGGCTCGCTCTATTCGCGTACGGACGGTAGTGCGACGACGACGCTGTACGTGAAGACGAGCGGCACGGGCTCGACGGGATGGACGGCTAAATGAACATCGTCTCCTTCAGCTATTCGACCGACCTTGATCGCACGAAGCACTCGCATCGCGTGGCGCAGATGATCGAACACATGCGGACGCTCGAGCAGACGGATTGTCCATTGACGCATCACTTCTCGCCCGGCGTCTATCTGCGGGAAATCTCGATGCCCGCGGGCACGGTCGTAATCGGCAGGGTTCATAAGACGGAGCACTTCAACATTTTGGTCAAAGGGCGATGCTTGATCGTCCATGACGATGGACGCCGTGAAGAGCTCTGTGCACCGAAGGTGTTCGTTTCGAAGGCTGGCGTGCAGAAGGTGCTTCTTATTCTTGAAGACATGATTTGGATGACGACCCACGTCACCGAAGAAACCGACCTTGAAAAACTCGACGCATTGCTCGTCGATCCCAAGCCTCAACTGGAGAAACTCTCGTGACATGGGTGGCCGTAGCTGTTGCGGGCGGGACGATCGTCGGCGGTGTTCTTTCATCGCAGGGTGCCAAGAAGGCGGCCGGTACAGCCGCGAAGGGCGATGCGGCGGCCATTGCCGAGCAACAACGCGAGTTTGACCTCATTCGGGGAGA